AGCGCCGAAATACCCCCGAAGAAAAATTTTCGGGCGGCGAAATTGAAATAACCAAAGACGCGCGGGCCGCGGGCGCGATCCCCGGAGGCAAGCTCCGGAGACGTTCCCCGGCCGCGCTGGAGGATCCCATGACACGAGAACAGATCTACCGCGAGCAGCTCCAGGCGCTGGGCATCTACGACCCGGCCTTTGATCCCGAGATCAAAACGCTCGCCATTCTTGAGCGCCGGAAGACACGCGCCGAGAAGGCGTGGAGCCAGACGGCTCCGCCGGGCGGGAAGCCCAGTTTCCTCGACCCGCACTACCAGATCATCGTTCAGCTTGAGGACAAGATCCTCGCCCACCGTGAGGCCCTCGGCCTGACGCCGAAGGCTCTGCGGAAGCTCAAGGGCGCCTACTACGAGACCGTGCGCGTCGGCGCGCAGGCCGAGGATCCGGAGACGGAGAACGTGACCGTCCTGGACCTCGTCCGCGAGAAATTCGCCCTATGACCGGCAGCCAGATCCCGCGGATCCGCGTCGAGCCGGACCACCTTCTCACCGACGGCGCTGCCGCCGCCGCGCTCATGGAGGCCTACGGCGTGCCCCTGGCCGAGTGGCAGCGGCTCGTCGTCGACGCCTGGCTCGGCAAGGACCTCTCCGGTAACTACACCGTCACGAGCGCCGGCCTCTCGGCGCCCCGGCAGAACGGGAAGAACGTCTGCCTCGAGTGTCGCGAATTTTTCGGCCTCGTGATCCGCGGCGAGCGGATCCTGCACACGGCGCACCAGGTCGTGACCGGGAAGAAGAGTTTCCGGCGCCTTGAGCGCATGTTCACCGACCGCAGGCACCCGGAGATTCAGAAACTCGTGCGCTACATCCGCTACACCAACGGCGAGGAGGCCATCGAGCTCGAGAACGGCGGCTCGATCGAATTCTCCGCCCGATCCCGCCAGCGCGCCCGCGGCTTCGCCGGGATCTCGCTGGTGGTCTACGACGAGGCCCAGGAGCTGACCGACGACCAGGTCGACGCCATCATGCCGACCCTGTCGGCGAGCTCCACCGGCCAGCGCCAGATCATCTACACCGGGACGCCTCCCTACCCCGGCTGCCCGGGCACCGTCTTCCGGCGCCGCCGCCAGGTCTGCCTGACGGATCCGGGGCCGAAGGACGCCTGGCACGAGTGGAGCGTCGCCGCGGATTCTATCCAGGATATCCACGTGGACGACTCCGGCTTGTGGTACATGTGCAACCCCGCGCTCGGCATCAATCTCTCCGAAGAGTTCACGGCCGAGGAGCTCCGTACCCAGACCGCCGACGGCTTCGCCCGCGAGCGCCTCGGCTGGTGGTCGCCGGTGCTGGAGACCAAGGACGACCTCGCGATCCCGGCGGCGGCCTGGGACGCCTGCCGCAGCCCGGCAAAGAAGCCGGAAGGCAAGACGGCCTACGGCGTCAAATTCGTCTACGACGGCTCCGCCGTGGCCCTCTGCGGCGCGGTGATCACGCCGGAAGGCAAGAGCCGCGTCTCTCTGATCGACATGAAGCCGACCGGGCACGGGACGAAATGGCTGGCCGACTGGCTCAACGAGAGGGCCGATAAGGCCGCCTGCGTGGTCATAGACGGCCGCAACGGCGCGGACGTGCTTGTTGACAAACTCAGCGAAAAATGGCGCGCCAAGGGCGCCGTCGTGCGGCCCACGGCCCGCGACGTGGTCTCCGCCGCCTCGACGCTCTGCGGGGCGGTGAACGAGCAGACGGTGAGCTGGTACTTCGGCCAGGAGCTCCTCCGGGAGAGCGCCGTCACGGCAACGAAACGGCCGCTCGCCGGCGGCTGGGCCTTCGGCGGCGACAACTCCGCCCCGGTCGAGGCTGCAGCGCTGGCCCTCTGGGGGGCGAAGACCTCCAAACGCGATCCCACGAAGAAAATGAGGATAGGGTGATTGCTTATGATTATCAATATTGATCCCGGTGCGATCTCCGGCCTGACCGAGTTTGAGGTCTACGCCTTCCGGAAGTTGCTGGCCGCTTACCACGCGCACCGCTCTAAAAATGCCGAGAAAGACAAGTACTACGAGGGCAAGATCTCGTTGAACAGCGTTAACCTCGGCATTGCGCTCCCGAAGGGCATGCAGGGCCTCGAGGTCGGCTGCAGCTGGGGCGCAAAGTGCGTGGACGTCCTGGCGGCGCGCAGCATGTTCGACGGCTTCGTCGGCGTCAACGGCGAGGACGTCGAGGCCCTCGACCGTCTGGTCGCAGACAACCGGCTGCTCTATGCCTATATGTCGGCCTGCCGTGACGAGCTCAAGTACGGCTGCACCTTCGCCACTCTGTCGGCAGATCCTGAGATCGGCTGCAAGATCCGCTTCCACTCTCCGCAGACGGCTGCCGCTGTCTGGGACGGCGACAAAGGCCGGATCGCCTACGGCATGGCAATCATCGACACGGCGCCGGACAACAATGACACGACCTGGACGCCCTCGCTGATCAACCTCTACCTCGATTACGCGGTTTTGGTCTTTGAGCGCGTCGGCACCCGCTGGAGCTTCACCCGCTACCCGCACCGCATGGGCCGCCCGCTGATGGAGGCGCTGATCTGGAACGCGACGAGTACCAAGCCCTTCGGGCGGAGCCGCATCAAAGAGCCGATCCGCCGCCTGATCCAGGGCTATGTCCGGACCATCGCAAACGCGACCATCGGCCTGGAGTTCGCCACAGCGCCGCAGAAGTACTTGCTCGGCGTGACGGACGACCAGTACGACACGATCACCGGCACCAAGTTTCAGCAGTACGTTGGCAACATCCTCGCGGCGACCACGAACCCGGACACCGGCGAGAAGCCGACCTTCGGCCAGTTGGCGCAGGGTAACATCTCCCCGCATGTGGAGATGATCCGCGTGCTCGCGACGCAGTTCTCCGCCGCGACCGGCCTCACTGTGACGGACACCGGCGTCGTGAGCGAGGCGAATCCCTCCAGCTCCGACGCGATCCTCGCCCAGAGCCAGACCCTTGTGGCCATGGCCGAGCAGCTCAACGCCGGCAACGGCGACGCGCTGCGGACCATCGCCCTCATGGCGCTGGCCATCATGGACGGCACTACCATGGAGGACCTGACTGACGATCAGAAGGACATCATCGCGCACTTCAAGAACCCCGCCATGCCGAGCGTGGCCGTGACGGCAGACGCCGCGATCAAGATCGCCTCCGCGCGCCAGGGCTTCGCAGGGACGGACACGTTCCTCGAGATGATCGGTTTTGACCAGGCGGACATCCGCCGGATCCGCGCCCAGGAGCGGCTGCAGAGAGGGTCGGAGGTCCTCTCTGAGCTGAATCTCGCATGATCATCTCGCAGCGTGCCTGGGATGAGTATATCGCCGCCCTGCGGAAGATCAACGACGCGGCCTACCAGGCCATGAAGGACTACATCGAGCGCTACGGCTTCCCCACTGAGCGATGGCAGCAGGACGCGATGATCGACATCGCCGAAGCGATCGTGAACAAATACGGCGACGCCTCCTCGACGCTTGCCGCTGAGTTTTACGACCGGATCGGGCAGCTCGCCGGGCGGACGCTCCCTCCGGCGATCCCGGCAGATCCGGCAACTACGGAAGAAATCGCGAAGGCCGTCGTCGGCACCGCGAAGTCCGGCAACCCGGACATCGTCTCCGGTGCTGTCGGCCGCCTGGTCAAGATGCAGGGCGTGGACACGACCATGCGAAACGCTATCCGGGACGGCGCTGAGTGGGCGTGGATTCCGCGGGGCGACACCTGTGCCTTCTGCATCGCCCTCGCCTCTCGCGGCTGGCAGGAAGCCAGCAAGAAGGCCCTCAAGGGCGGGCACGCGGAGCACATCCACGCGAACTGCGACTGCACCTACGCGATCCGTTTCGACAGCAGCTCCAACGTGGCGGGCTACGGCCCGGATGCTTACCTCGAGATGTGGGACGACGCCGATGGCCGCAACAGCGACCAGAAGCTTAATTCCCTGCGGCGTTCGCTCTACGCCGAGAACCGGGAAAAGATCCTCGCCCAGAAGCGCAGCGCCTACGAGAAGAGCAAAGAGCTGGAGAGCTCCGCCGCCGAAGAGGCGGATCTCTGATCGTGTCCATTCTTAACACTGATTCAAACGCCAAGCGGCGCTTGATATACAAAACTCGACCGCCGGTCGTAAAGCGGCAGCTGCACGGGACGCAACCCCGTATAAAAGCGTAGCAGAGAAAGGAAGCCTATGAAACGCGCAGACATCACCGAGCTCTTCCCCGAAGCCCCGAAGGAGGCCGTCGACAAGCTGATGGGCATTAACGGCGCGGACGTCAACGCCG